AATGTGTTTAAATACAANTCAACATGAGTAATATAATGAATAATTTTAATGAATACAAAGATAAAGGGTTAACAGGTCTTGCAAATGTAGGCAATACATGTTATTTAAACTCTTGTATGCAAATTATATCTCATACTTATGAATTAAATAATTTTCTTAATGATAAAAAATATAAAAATAAATTGAATAAAAAACCTGACACATTATTATTAGTAGAGTGGGATAATCTGCGCGAATTAATGTGGAGTGCGAATTGTACAATTGCACCAAATGGTTTTGTAAATGCAGTAAAAAATGTTTCGCTATCAAAAAAGATTGATATATTTTCTAATTATTCTCAGAACGATATTCAAGAATACATACTTTTTTTATTAGACTGTTTTCATAATTCATTAGCAAGAGAAGTGGATATGGATATTACTGGGACTTCTTTTAATGATACAGACAAATATGCGTTAAAATGTTTTAATATGATGAAAAATATTTATACAAAAGAATATTCCGAAATTCTGGATATATTTTTTAGTATACAAATTACCGAGTTAAAATCAATAAAATCAGGAGAGAATCTTAATATAATTCCAGAGCCATTTTCAATTTTAAGTCTACCAATACCAGGTGATATTAAAGAACCAACATTACAAGAATGTTTAGATCTATATTGCAAACCCGAAGAATTACTGGGAGAAAATGCGATAACCAACGAAAAAACGAACGAGAAAGAAGATGTAAGTAAAAAAATTGTATTTTGGGATTTGCCAAAAATATTAATTATAGATTTAAAAAGATGGAATGAAAATGGTAATAGAAATAATAAGTTAGTTAAAGCTGATATTGATGATGTAGATTTTCGCAAATATGTTATTGGTTATAACAAATTAGATAATGTGTATGATCTGTATGGTATATGCAATCATTCGGGNGGTTCGATGGGGGGTCATTATACAGCATACATAAAAAATGCCAATAATAAATGGTATGAATTTAATGATACGATTGTAAATGAAATAAATGAAGATAAATTAATTAGTGAAAAATCATATTGTTTCTTTTATCGTAAAAAAAAATAATTTATAACTATATATGGATATTAATATTAATTCAATAACTGGTATTCCAAATAATTATTTAAATTTATTAGATATTAATCCAAAGGTATTAATTGCGGTGGCAGTAATAATTATAATTTATTTTTTTATATTTGCATCTTTAGGACAAAGAAATAATGACGATTATAATGACAAGAGTTTTTATGTAGTACTTTTAGAACTATTATTGTGGGGTATATTTATATTATTCATTTTATTAAATGGTGCATCATATTTATTTAATGTAGATGTTACAACCGAAATAAAAAAAATGTTTTCTTCCAATCCAGAAGTAAATATTAAAGTTGATTCGGATAATTTAAGCGATATAATAAAAAAACGTGAATCGAATGGTGAATCGAATGGCGAATCGAATGGTGAATCGAATGGCGAATCGAATGGTGAATCGAATGGCGAATCGAATGGTGAATCGAATGGCGAATCGAATAACATGTTAAAAGAAGAAGTATATCATATACCCGGAAATAAATATACCTTTAATGATGCCAAAGCAATAGCAAAAAGTTTTGGTGGACGTTTAGCGTCATATAAAGAGGTAGAGGAAGCATATAATAAAGGTGCTGATTGGTGTAGCTATGGTTGGTCGAAAGGACAAATGGCATTATTCCCAACACAGGAAAATAAATGGAAAAATTTACAAGAGATTCGTGGACACGAAAATGATTGCGGAAGACCGGGAATAAACGGTGGTTTTATCGATAATCCAAATGTTAAATTTGGAGTAAATTGTTATGGCATTAAACCAAATATAACACCGGAAGAAATAAAACGCATGGAAAATTCGGTTATATATCAGAAAACAAAGAAGGAAAAACTGTTTGATGAATTAGTTGATGAATGGAAAGAAAAATTACCAACTATTATATTATCACCATTTAACAATGATAACTGGAATATGGTATAATTTTTATATTATAAAAATAAATGTAAAATATATTTTTATATAAGTTTAGAATGATTATATGTTTGCTGTTATTCTAAGCAGTTTATAATTTTTTTTATTATTATTTATGTCTTTCTTATTAGTTTTATTATTATTTTTCTTGGGATTTTTTTATTATATCACCACAGTTTTTTTTTCAAACAATCCAGCATTTCCAACATATATTTATTTATTTTAGTTTCCCCTTTTTTTAGTTTCCTTTTTATTTTTAGTTTCCCCTTTTATAATTTTTTTTACTTTTTTTTTGGTTTTATTGGTTTTATTGGTTTTATTGGTTTTATTGGTTTTATTGGTTTTATTGGTTTTAGGTTCATTATTTTGTTTTGAAAATTTAATTAATTTATCATATAAATCGTCTGGTATAACCCCATCATCACGTGTAGTGTTTTGTTCTAAATAATGTTTATCGTCATAATTGTTATATAATAAACCCATCGGAAAAGCAGTATTATTAAATAACTCACTAATGTTACTTACATTATTTATATTTTTATTGTTTGAATTATTGGTAATTAATGGTGACTGTTCATTTTTTAAATGACTGCTATCAATCTTATACCCAGAACACTTATAAAGATTATTTTCATTACATATAACAAAATCATTAATATCTAAAAGAGACATATATATATATATATATATCTCTAATATTTAGTTTGTATTTATACGTTTTATTGTATTAATCATTTTTGTATTTCTTGATTTTTTAAGCTTATCCATAATTAAATTTGTTGTATCTTTGTCATTTAAAGTTTCATTTAACGCGGTCTCTATATTTTTTAGAGTAATCCCCGATGTTTGACGAGTTGTAGTAAAATTTAATTGTCCGTCAGTTATATTAATTACCGAATTACCTAAATTATTATTCTCGACATAATTAAATATATTATCATTAATCGCATTTTTTTCATTTCTTAAATTATTAACTTCGCATGTAAGATTCTTTATTTCATTGTCCAACGAAACCCACAATTTTATATCTTCTCTAAATCCACGATTGGCCATGTTTATTATAATAAAATAATTTAAAATTTTAGTTTTTTTGTAAATTTTCTTAAATCTTTTTTATTTACACTATTATTTAAAACAATCATTCCAATAGGTAATAAATTACTGCCGATCGATGATAATAAACTCCCCCCATTAGATTTGTATTTTGCGGATTTAGGTTTACGCTTTACCGATTTAGGTTTACGCTTTACCGATTTAGGTTTACGCTTTACCGATTTAGGTTTACGCCCTAGAGGTCTAACTGTAAATTTTACAGATTTTGCATTACGTTTTACTTTCACCATTATATATTAAAAATTAGATTTTTTTTCTTCACTAAAAAGATTAAAATAACAAATATAGCTAAATTTATTAAAAAAATAAGAATAAATAAACATAGGAATAAATAAATAAACGGTGATATTTCTAAAAATATTAATTCAATTAATGGTGTAATTATATTTCTTATTTCCTTCTTAATATCTTCCTGTTTTAATAAATTAGAACAATAATCTAAAAATTTATCTTTCATATTATTTTAGATATATTTTAAATATATTTTAAATATTTTATGCGTCGTAATACGAACTTAATATTCTTTATATTTTTTAATGGAAATATATGAATTAAATGATAATATTAATTTAAATAACATTAGTTTAGATAATCCACATAGTGTTCAAGGTGGTTCTTTTTTTACTAAAATTTTATTAGATAATAAACCATTATATTTTCAACTACCGAAGTGTTCTACTAAACAAGGTTTAGTAGAAACGAAAAAAAATAAGTATTTCGATTTACTTTACTGCAAAAATAGTGAAGATTTATTAATAGAATGGATTGAAAAGTTTGAAAATCAATGTTTAGATTGCATAAATAAAAAAAAAAATTTATGGTTTTCAAATGATATCGATAAAGATGATATTCAAAATCTAATGACCCCCTTGGTTAGGATGTATTCGTCTGGAAAAAAATTACTATTTAGAACCTACATAGATACGAATAAAACAACTGGAATTAACAAATGTAAGGTATATAATGAAAATGAAGAGAGCATAGATTTACAATCGGTAGATAATAATAGCACGCTAATACCTTTAATATTAATAGAGGGAATAAAGTTTTCTTCTAAGAGTTTTGAAATAATAGTTAAATTAAATCAAATAATGATATTAAAAACAGAACCGGAAATAAATGATGTATGTTTAATTAAGAAAAAACCTCATTTAATAATTGCGAATACTTTAGAAAAAAACGTTAATAAAATTAAGGAACCGGAACCGATTAAAGAAGAGGAACCGATTAAAGAAGAGGAACCGATTAAAGAAGAGGAACCGATTAAAGAACCGGAACCGGTTAAAGAACCGGAACCGGTTAAAGAACCGGAGCCTGTTGATGTTAATGACCATGAAACGGATAATGGTGCGGAAGAATTTATTAATGACGATGAATATGATAGTGATGATGAAGAAATAAATAATCAACAAATAAAAACGGATGTGTTAAATATTGATTTCGATGAGAAAAAAAATGATACTTTAGAAAAAATAAATGATATTGAAGAAATAAATATAGAAATACCGCAAGGCGATCCATTGAAATTAGTAAAACCCAAAGATGTCTATTATAATATGTATAAGGAAATTATGTCACGTGCAAAAGAGTCGCGCAAAGAAGCGTTAAATACATTTTTAGAAGCTAAAAATATTAAGACAAAATATATGTTAGACGATATTGATGATTCCGAAGAAGAAGAAGAATTTTATAATATTGAAAATTAAATATATTTAGCATAAATTAAATATCTTTAGAATAAATTAAATATCTTTAGCATAAATTAAATAAGTTTTAAAAAAATATTTTATCGTTAAGTTTATATAATGAGTTTTTTAAAAAAATTACCGAAAAGCCTTAAATCTTGTCTTAAACCTGATTTTTTAATTGGATTGGCCGGAATTATTGGTTTAATTATTTTAATTAATCAAATTACCAAAAGAAAACAGACGTCTGATGAGGCTCATTCACAATTAGAACCGAGTCAATACAATACACCGGTCGATTCGGACCCCGACGATCATGACGGCGATTTTGGTAATGTCAATGAATCACCTATTAATTCAGAGGCAACATGTGGTAATCCAGGAGAATTATTGCCAGTTGACCAAAATAACGAATGGTCACAGTTAAATCCGGTTGGAACCGGCGATCTTAATAACGTAAACTTATTAAAAGCCGGTCATCACACTGGTATAGATACTGTGGGCAGTTCACTTCGCAATGCGAATTTACAGATTCGTTCCGAGTATCCGAACCCAACAACTAATGTCAGTCCTTGGATGAACACAACAATCGAATCAGACACTATGCGTGTCCCGTTAGAATTAGGCTCACGCAATCAATAATTATATAAATGATTAAAAAATTTTAATTTTTAATTTTTAATACTTTAGAATGTTAATTTAATATATATGAAAATTAACATTTTAGGATATACCATAATATTTTTTGTTTTGGTAATAACCTATCGTATATACAAAGAATCTGATTATTTCCACTTAAAATGTATTATATCAGACGTTGATGGAAATAAATATTGTGTTCGTGAAAGAAATAAATTAACATTAGCTGCAGATAAATTAGCAAATGTGAATGTTAAATTAAAACAGTTAGTTAAACATGTAGGGAAAAAATATCCAGATAGAGAGAATTGTAAAAGACTTGCAAGCAAGTTTAATCCAAAAAAAATATATGAAACGTTACCCACAAGTGAGTATACTGCGTACAGTCAAAATAAAGGTGAAAAACTTGCTTTTTGTTTGAATACAAAAAAAAATGGAGGTAAATTAATTGATTTAAATACATTAACCTTTGTAGCAATACACGAACTATCACACATCGCATCTAAGAGCATAGGTCATAACGAAGAGTTTTGGAATAACTTCAAATTTTTATTAGAAGAAGCAGAAATAATAGGAGTGTACGAACCCGAAGATTACAAAGAGGATCCTAAAAATTATTGTGGTATGAAGATAACCGATAATCCTTACTATGATTTATAAAATCGTTTAACATAAACATCAAAATTTTGTTTAGTATTTACAAATACAGGTTCGTCGAATTTCCATTCTTTTAATAATTCAATTGGAAAAAAGGTATCACATTCATATGAATTATCAACAAAAGTAATATAACATTCGCTAATTAAGTTTAATTCAAGAAATGATTTATAAATGCTCTCTCCACCAATAATCCAAACATCTTCATATTTTTTATTATTAATAAAATTAATAACATTATCAATCGTAGAAAACGATTTAATAATCTCTGCATCGGCATCAGCATAGGAAGATGTATTATCAATACTTAAAGATGTAGATAAAATTAGATGATCCCTCTTTTTAAGATGGCGACCGTTGAAACTATCCCATGTATTGCGTCCCATAACAATAGCATTATTACCATTACCCTTAGTTGTTTTAGAAAAATGTTTTAAATCCTCACTAATGTTCCAAGGTAATTCGTTATTTATACCGATACCATAATTTTTAGATACTGCCACTATTAATTTAAAACTCATTTATATAAAATAATATAGTATATTTTTATATAAATGTCTCAAATATATAAAATTGCATATGTTAAAAATAATGCGATAGATAAATTGTATATTTTTATAGGAAATGAAATAAAAAAAACTAATGATGAATTGAAAAAAAAATTTAAATCAAATCCAAATGATAAGTTATTTAAGGATCTTTTTAGTAAAGAATTTATTCAAAAGTTAATTAAAGATAATATAGAAATAGAATTTTTAAATGAGATGCTTTATATTGACGATAGTATAGAAACAATTAAGAAAAAATTTATAAAATATTCGAATTTAGAATTGTCATTTGAAGAACTTTATTTATTTATTCAACAAAAAAAACAGTTAGATACAAATATTATTTATGAAAACATAAATGATAACGGAGAGATTTTAAAAGAAGATATGATAACTTTATTATATAATATAGAAAATTCAGATACCAATCTTGATATGTTAGAAACAAAAGACGTATATAACTTTAATGATTTAATAAAATTAAATTTAGACGATAAAGAATCGTTAATAAATATACCATTAGGACAAGAATATAGTGATAAAAATATGTATATCGTGAACCCTTATTTTATAGATAATAAATTAATTGATATTTTTAATAAGAAAATACCCACAACAAATAATGAACTTTTAATGGAACGAGGAGTAATAAACGAAAATATAATATTTCTATGCAACGCTTTAGATGTGTTAGATTTTAATGAGAAAAATAATGTGAATGAAGAAGATATGTTTAATATTTATTATCCATTTTTAATTGAAAATAAAATTACAAATAAAGAACAATTTTTAAATAAAAGAAATGATTTAATACAATTATCACAAGATAAGGTAAAAAATGAAATATTCGAAAGAAAACTACAAAATATCAAGTTTTTGAACAGCATACATTTAAATAAAAATAAAAATATTGATTACATAGATAAAGGAATTAAAAAAATCCATATTAAATTGCGACAAAACAATAAATTAAATTTACCATTGGATATGGTATTTAAGTTAATACCTGCAACAAAAACAGTTCCTTTTATTAAGTTAAATTATGGTAACAGACAAGATAAAATGTATAAATTATATAGCGATAACTTGGCGGTAAATGGTTCTAAAATTCCATATTTAAATAAAGCAATAATAATAAAATTATCAAAAACAGTAGGCAAGATAAAGCAAGTCGGTTTATATATACAACATAATTATAAAAATGAACTTTTAGAAGTGATATGTGAAATAGATAATAAGGGAAATATACTAATCAAGAGCGAATTTAAAAAAGGCGTAACGTATGAATATATCGACGATTTATTACAAAATAGCGTAAATCCTATATTAGAAACATTGAAAACACATTTATCGCAGAGTGGTTACAATTTAAAATTATTTTCATCCATTAAAGACGATAATGTTGAAATTATAAATATTGATTATGAATTAATAATTGAATTAAGTAAAAAACTTAATTTGAAGAAAAATATTGGTTGTTTGTCGAGCGTATTCAATATAATAAATCACGACATTAAAAATGATATTTATTTAAGATATAAGCGAGTATCAAACTATAATGAGATGGATAGTAAGGAGATTTTCGTTTTAGATATGTTGAGAAACGACGAATTAATAGAAGATATTGAAACAGAATATAGTAATAATTTTAATATACAAATAGAGGATGCAAAAAATGAAATAAGAGAGATAATAAGCGTTTTTCAACTATTAGAAACGAATAACCGCAGAATAAAAATTAGAAGTAATCCAGGCCTTTCAATAGTAATGACTAAAGGGAGTTATGATAATAAATTAAATATATTAATTAATGGTATTGATAATATTAATTATTTAAATAGCATTTTTATTTATTTGGAATCTTTATTAATCATAACACAATTTCCCGAGATAAGCAATATATCAAACAATTCGGAATATAAAAAATTATGCAATACTAAACAAATTATAGTGGAAGAAGAAATAGAGAAGGTAAAAGAAATAGAACACGCTGGCTATTATACAGATGCTGAGAGCGATGATGACTTTTCGTTAATGAGCGAAGAAGAAGACGAAGGTGTAGAAGGCGATGGCGATGGCGATGGCGATGGCGATGATGCTGAGAGAGACGAAGGCGATATGTTGGGTGGTGGCAGAGACGATACCCCGGAACCAGATGAAGAAGATTTAGAAATTGATATTACTGGAAAAAAATTACGTACATCTAAAGGAAATTTATTTTTTGATAAATTAAATGAATTAGAACCAACATTATATTTGCGAAAAATAGAAAATAAAAAATTTA